TAGTACATGACGTTGGAGCTAAAAATTACATATTAGGTAAAATTGAAGCATTTAAGCCAGACATGGTTATTAACGCGCTCACTTCAATAGTATTACCTCTTTCAGATAGTTATACTTATGTGGGTAACACTGAACTTAGCGCAAAGTTAGAAACTCACAAATGGGAAACACGAACAAAGGCGGGCGAATTAGGTTGGTCTTTACCTACTCTTTTAGAAGAGTGTAAAATGAATGCAATATCGGACTATAATGATACTGTGTATGTAAAACCTAAAAATGATGTTCAAAGATTTACTCAAATTTATAAAATACCAACTTCTTTAGAGCGCACAACGCATGATATAACTGAAAGTGCAAGTACTGTTTGGAATCAAATAGCAACTGCCGAAGGCCTTGGTAATACTGATTGTTATGTAGAAGCTAGCGTAGATTATTCAGTTGAAGCGTGGTGTTTCTTTACAATATCTAATGGTTCATATTCTATTATTAGAACATTAGGATGTACAGGTTTTGGTAACGATAAACTACCAACTAGTAATGGTGATTGGACTAGCGAAGATATTACATTATTAGATCTTACAGATTCTCAAGATGCAGCATTTAGATCTAAATGTAATACATGGTTGGATTATGCAGTAACTCTTGGCGGTAACTACGAAGGAACATTAGGTGGAGCAATTACTGATGACAATACAGTAGTTTGGTTTGAACAAAACAGTAGACCCGGAACATATAATAATGGTATGTTACCTGGGACTATACAAGATTGGATTGATGGTTTAACAATTGATTCAACAAAATCTATAAATCAAATTTCAGCAGCAACAATTAGATCTGCAAAAGGTTATGGTTAATAATTAAAGGAAAGAATATGAATATTGAACAATTAAGAGAAACACTAACAATTGATGAGGGTAAAGTCAATGAAATTTATGAAGACCATTTGGGCTACGCAACTTTCGGAATTGGCCATTTGGTCCTCGAATCAGATCCAGAGCATGGAATGTCTGTGGGAACTCCAGTATCAGAAGATCGAACAATCGAATGCTTTGAGCACGACGTACAATCAGTACTTAAAGACTGTAAAATATTGCACGAAGGATGGGATGATTATCCTGAAGAAGCTAAGCAAGTAATTGCTAATATGATGTTTAATATGGGTAGAACAAGACTAAGTAAATTTAAGAATCATAATGCAGCTTTGCAGTGTGGTGATTGGAAAAAAGCTGCTATTGAAGGAAGAGATTCTAGATGGCATAAACAAGTAACAAACAGAGCGGAACGATTAATGATCCGTTTAGAAAACATTTAATTAGGAGAACAAAATGAAAATTAAATTACTAGGCAGTCAAGGCAACTTAACAACTGCAACTTCTCTAGGATATGCTACTCTAGTACGAGTTTATAATAGTGGCGATGCTGATTTACTATTAACACAAAAAGAGGGTGCTACAATTATTGGTACCATGACTATTCCAAGTAAAGGTATTGAGCTTATTAGAAAAATGCCATCTGAAACTTTAGAAGGCGGAGCTTTACTTTTAGTTGTCAGTATAGCTAAAATTTAGTTTATTAACTAGAGGAAATATTATGCGTATATCATATAACAGCGTTGGATTGCTATTGCTATGGACTATCATGTTAAGTGCACCGACTGTGCATGCACAAGAAGTATTAATAGATGATACTATTACAACAGATTCTACTACACGAAGCACTGTTGATTCTAATTCTACTAGCACAACTACTTTAAAGTCGCCACCAGCGTCTGCAATATCTCCAACCATTAATACGTCGAATTCTGATCTTTGTACATTTGGTGTTGCTGGAGCTATTCAAACTCAAATCTTGGGTATATCTACAGGGACTCAGGTAACTGATGATAACTGTGAAAGGTTAAAGCTTTCTAAAACATTATATGATATGGGTATGAAAGTTGCTGCTGTTTCTACTATGTGTCAAGACGAACGAGTTTTTAATGCCATGATGATGGCTGGAACTCCATGTCCTTATGATGGAATGATTGGTGCCGACGCTAAAGCTGCGTGGGAAGTAAATGCCGAGGAGAAACCAGATGCTGAAAAAGAAAAAGAAGGAATGGAAGATGGTACTAAGACATTGTTGGGTGGCGCTGGCGTTGCTAGCTTACTCCTCTTACTCCTACTCTAACGACGAAACAGTATTTGGTTCAACCGGAAATGCTGCTTCTGCTGGTTATAGTTGGGTTATGTCTAACATATTACCACAACAAGCAGGTTTAGCTGTTAATGGTATAATCTATCGTTACACAACAGTTAAAAATGCTGATGATGCTATGGTAGTTTCAGTACAGAATGAGAACGCGCTTGGCGATGGTTATATTTTTAGAGAAGTTGATGATTGGACGGGTATTCCGGGTAATACTATAAATAAAGTTATACCAGTTGATAATATTGACATATCGTATTGGGGACGTGGTTCTATAGATTGGACCGGTACTGGAAGCGTAGAAGATGCAACAGTCATATACACGTATCAATATGATACATGCTTTGATCCGCAATCTGATCCATCTTGTCCTGGATGGGATTCCGGAACTTACGCAATTGATATGGGAGTAGTTGAAGCTATAGACCCATTAGATGATGATATGATTCAGGATGAACTTGATCGGAAAGCTATGCTTGAAGATGAAGAGCAGGATGCAAAGGATAGCAAACAGATGAAAGAAGAAGTAGTACTTGAGGAAACATTAGAAAAGATTTTAGGCATTGTTAATACTACACTATTATCAATGGATTCGGTTAAAAGACATGACGAATTAAAAGCAATTAATTATATGCCTAAATCTTACTACGATACTATACCGGGTGGTAAGATCATAGACGTACCAATGTTAAATGATTCAGATCTACCAGAAAATAAAAACGCTTTACGTAATAATTTAGCGCAACAAATAAAGCACAAAGAGCTTGTCAACTTACAATACAAGTAGTGCTTAACGGGAGAACATAATGTTCATGAATAAAGTAAAAGTAAAAAATGCGCTTTCATTAATCGCTTTGTCTGTTGGTATTACATCAACTTTAGTATCAGCTGAAGACATACAGATTACAGGAAACGTTGCCTCTAAGTGTGTAGTTACAACCGATACTATTGGAGTGTTTGGTAACCCAACGCCTAGTATATTAAGTACTGCACAAACTGATGGTGGAGTTCAACCAATCATTCGTTATGATGTAATTCAAGCTGATTTCTATAAAGCTAGAATCATTGTTCCAAATAGTTTTTCTGAAAGCCCTTCGCTTGATGATGTGATTAACTGGACTGGTACTGTTGCTGTCGGCGAAGTGTCAGATGCTGGAATGTCAGCGTATGATACTAATAAGATTCAATATGAAAATGTAACAGAAATTGATTTAAGCGTAGCTGGTAGTACTTGGTTTATGGTTGATTCAGTTGCTACTTATGGATACGATAAAGCTTTACCAGCAGGTACATATAGAGCTGTTGTTAGCGCTGAATGTATTGCAAACTAATGATACAATTTATATTGATGTTTTTTGCGATTCTGAGTGGGTCTACCCTGGCCCACCAGTTTACTCCAACATATCCTGAACTATCTAGTTCTTATGTAAAAGGTGTATCGTCAACTAACATGCAATTATTTAATCGTAGAAACGATGCAAGTTACTATGAAATTGGTGTATTCGATATCGATTGGAATAAAGTACCCTTTGCTACACCAACTAAAATTATAAGAGTTGACTATCTAAAGACTGTAAAGTTTGATGTTTTTATCAGAAATAAAGATAAATCACGAGCAGTTTACGTATGCACAAAGTCTAAATTGATAGTTAACAGATCTGCGATAACTTCAGTTAGTTCAAGGATCTGTTCAAAATTTAGGTAAATAATATAATGAAAATTAAACTGATATTAACATTGCCATTATGTATGATGAATTTTGCTGTAGCCGATAGTAGTTCTTTAAATCTTAACATGCCTAATTCGCCACAGAGTTACCAGTCTGATCGTATTAGAGCAGACGGCGTAGAATGCTCTATGGCAATTGGTTCATCAACTAATGTTGAGTTTGGAGTTGTTGGTATTATTAATGAACAAGATCCATTTAATAATAATCAATTTGCTAATGATCTCAATAATTCATATGATCCAGGATTAGTAAAAGATGTTGGCGTATACGCCAAAATAACTATACCAATTGGCGCGCCAAAAGAGAGACTTAATTGCAATACTCTATATAAACTTGAGCTTGAAAAGAAGCGATTAGAGGTAATGAAGTTAAAACAAGAAATTGCGAATCTGAGAAATTTACAGTTCGAAAACGATGATTAGGAAATACAATGGCTGAATTCGAATTTGGTGGAATGACATTTAAAGGCGGCAAGATGATGATCATCTTGACTGCACTATCAACTCTGGGCGGAGCAACTTGGGCTGGATTTGAATTTTATAACGATTATAGAAACATGAAAGAAATCGTAGAGAATATCGATGTAGGATCTATTGATGCTCGCAATGACGTTATTGAATCTAAGCTTAATGACGCAATTGAATACACTCGTGATATCAAGTCTGGACTACGAGATGATATTATGGGTATTGAAAAACAAGCAGACCGTGTAGAAGACATGGTTCGTGATTCTGAAGAAAAGGTCAGAAATATGATAGATAAGGCCAATAGTAGATTCGACACAAAAAGAGATATGCTTCAATCTGACTACGACTTAAAGTCATCATCGCTGAGAAATGACTCAGACGCAAAAATAGAAGCGCTTGAAAAGCGACTGAACGACCAACTACAAAGAGCTTTAGATAATCCATTAGCTGATTAGTAGTCTCCATATTCCCCTACCTGGGACCGACCTGAGTATGTCACGAAACTGCTCATATATCCTATATACCCAAAAGTTATATGCTTATAACTAATTGATCTAAAAAGAAGTGAATTAAACGTTTACAAAGCTCCCAAAGTATAGTATAATATACCCCTATTAAATGATAAAGAAAGGAACCAATATGCCACATTTTAAAATATCAGGCCGGATCAAAAACAAAGCTAGGGTAGAAGAATATGTTAATACTCTTGCCAAAGAGCTTGGAATA